CAGAGCGCCCGTCAAGGTGTCCATGACTTCCGACAGCGGCTTTCCCGTCCGGCTGGCTTCATCCATTGCGATTTTTACCAGCTTGTACCCGCCCGCGATACTGTTTTGAGATAGCACGGCTTTGTTGTAAACATCATACGCCTCACCGCGCATGAATTTTGTATGAGCTGTAAGTGATTTTAAATTATTGTCAATGCCTGTTTTGTTTTTGTCGTATCCAAGTTTAAGGGAGTCAAGTGTGGTTTTTAATTGCCGTTGCCGCTGTACTTCTTTTTCCTCGTTTTCAACGCTATCCTTAATAACTTTTGCAAACGCAACAGCCACGCCAGCCGCCCCTGCAAACGCGCCGACGTTGACGCCGAGCGCGGACCCGAGTTGCCGCAGCCCGCCCTTTGCCGAGCCTGACGCCGCCTTGTCGAGTTTAACCAAGCTGCCGTTGACTATATCGAGCGCACCCGTATCGGCGTTGACTTTTACCTCAATATATAGTTTCTGCGTCTCGTCAGCCATTGGATTTTACCTCGACGGTTTCGAGGGCTTCCAGCATTTCGGAAATGTCTTTATCGCTGAATTTGTTTTGTGCTTTTAAGGTATGATATAAAGATACAAGGACAAAATCTTTCATGTCCTCAATTTTCTTTTCGGCGTTTATTTTATCCGATAACGCAAGCGTATCGATTTTTGAAAGTCTGTCTGTAAGCTGACTCACGGGCCGCCTCCCTGTTATTTTATGTCGTGTAGGTAAACGCCCCTGCGTCAATCGCAATGCCGCTGTCGGTATTACGCAGTACCACATCAGCCGTACCCACCGTCCCGGCGGGCGTGTGAAACGATATTGACGTAGGCCCGATGACATTAATGCTGGTCGCGATAGTGCCGCCTACGTACACCGTGGCCCCGGCTACTATGCCCGTGCCGGTTATCGTAACTGATGTACCGCCTGTGTGCGTGCCCGTTGCTACGTCAAGGCTCGTTATAGTCGGATTGACCAGTGTTGCCGCCGTCGCGTAAGCGGTGTCTGTGTTTTGCAGCGCGATTGTCAGGCTTGACGATGTGGCGACATTGTACTCGCCGTTGAACGTAACTGCCGCGCCCAGATAACCGTCCAGATCGCCGAACGGGAACGCCGTATATGTCCCGTGCGGTATGGTTATTGTCAGCGTGTAATTTTCACCCGTTTCAATCAGCCCGCCCGTTATTATAATTGTCATAGCCTGTGATGTGGCGGCAAGAAACGCGTTGCGCCTGTCCTCGGTGTCAAAATAAATCGAAAACGTGCCCGTGATTATCTGCTTTCCGATTGTAAAAATATCCTTAATATCCTGAGACTGGTTTAAAACCCGCTGCCCCACGGAACCATTATCAACCGTCAGGCTCCAATCCTTAACCGTGGTCGTGTCGGGCGTTTCCGCAAAACCGATCGAGGTCTGGAAAAACATGAACGGCGACGGGTCTTCCCATACCGGCGTAAGCGTAAAGGCTTCCGTGGCTTCTTTTTGAAATAATACGTCAGCGTCAAGCGTAACCTTGCCGTCAACCGTGCCTTTTAGCGCGATTGATTTTACCACGGACATATTATACTGTTTCGCGCCAATCCCACGCTGTTCGTGTATCGTATAGCTTGGATTTTGTAATACCGTGCTGTCTTTTGAAAATGTATGCAGCACCGTCTTTGACCCCTGAAGCGCTACGACCTCTTTTCCCATAAGCGAGTAAAGCAGTTCTCCGATTTTATTGGCCGTCACGTCCATACCTGATATTTTTCCCGTACCCTCTTTTGTCCCGGCCTTGGACGGGAAAACTTCAAATATCCCACGGACGAGCTCGTCGGGTATCAGATTGAGTTTATAATCAAACTCACTGCCCTTGTCAACCGCGATATATTTACTTGCCGCGACCGCCGTGCCGCGCGTTGCTTCCTTGCCAAGGGCCAAATACTTTTGTTCTGTTGCGAAAGGTCCCGCCATAACACACCTCCGTTAAATTTTTTATCTCGTTGTTGCTTGTGCCAAATAATCTATTTCCATAGTGATTTCGGCGAGACGGTTAGGCCATGCTTCCGGCGGGTACTGCGTGTCTGGAAACCTTATCATCGTCGCGTTGCCTTCCTGGTTAAGGTTCGGCTCCGCGTTGATAAGATTTTTCACGTCCCGCGCAAAATCCATTATGCCCACGCTTGCCGCGTCGCCGATTATCTGTTTGTCATCGCCGTAATTGTCCGACCAGCAATCTATCGCAATTATCAGCGTCATCTGTTTCATCATCGGCACGGTATAGTTTTTTTCCCGCTCGTTCACAGGCTCAATTATTATTGCCGGAAGTAATGGGATATTTTCCCTGTCCCTATACCCCTGCCATATTGCCTTGACGTAAGCGATATTGCCCGGCGTCGTAGTCGGCAGCGCCATGCCCGCCGTCAATATGCGGATTATTTCGTTCCATATCGCAACACCTTTTGAATTTATATTTTCAAGGCTCATTGTCCACCCTTTTCAAACGCCCATGCGCGGGCTATCTCTTTTATATGCTCCATGCTGTCCCTGCGTATAATCATAAATGCGCGGCTCGGTATGCGCCCATTTTTCGTTCCAAAGTTCTGGTGTGGCGCGTAAGGCACGATTGTTGACGCGCTCGCGTAATCGTTCCCGACCTCTACGTGTATGCTCCCCTTCAACCGGCCCGTGTCCTGTAACATTCGAGGATTAGTTGACCGCTTCCTACGCCGGTGTAATTTCTGGTAAAGCGTCGCGGGAGCCAGGGGCGGCCATGCTTTGCCGTCCGCGCTCTGTTCGTCAAAGTTTTTCTGCACGCTTTTAAACAACCAAATCGACATCTGCATTAATGGCGTTTTTTTATCAGCAAGGCGCGTTGATAAATCTTTCATTCTTGCTTTTACTTCGGCCATTTTTACATTAATGTCAAAGAGCATTTTAATCGTCTTCCTGTAAATCGCCTTGTGTCCCTTCATACTTCGGGTCTATTTTCCAATGGCTGTCATTACCCATTTTAATCGCCTGTTTGACTTCCGGCGTGGTTGTAAGTACCTTATACCTCGCGTCTTTTAATGCCGGGTTTATAATATTTCCGTTATTATCAATAAGCGACATCTCGCCGATTTCAAACTTCTTAAGCATGTCATCTACGTTTGTTTTCCATTTTTCATACGGCTCGGCGTTTTTGGATGTCGGTTTCGTATTACTAAAAATATCCCGCAAGCAGCAATACCGGGCATAATTAATACACATGATAACTATTATCTGGCAGGGTGTCGCAGGGGCCAGCGTTAACTGGCCCCTGACGAACCCTATCCGTAACATACAGCCCTCGATATACGCTTCGGCTTCGGTTATTTTTGCGGGTACGTCGGTAGTATCGTCCCACCCTGCGCCGGTCAATATCTTATCGACCGCTTTGCCGTGTACATCCGCTGGCTGTATGTATATGCCCATTGTCTACGCCGACAATACAGATTTAAAACGTATCGCCGCATATTTATCAATGAGTTTTATGTCGTACTTATCGGCCACTTTGATCGTGTCCACGTCCACTGTTTCATCCCGCCACTTTTTCACAAGCGGGAATCCTTTGCGCTGGAACTGGTACAACCAGGACACTTTCTTAATGCCGGGCGACGGTTCCACGTACGCCAGTATTACATCGTCAGCCCAGATGTAATCCGTGGTCTCTGTCTGGCCCTCAGCCGCCGTCTGTGTTATCGCGTCAGCTACCAGATATTTCGCGACCTTGAAAATTTTAGTGAAAACGCTCTCGTCAAGCAGCCCGCCTTTCGTATATTTGTAATACTCCTGTAGCTCGGGCGATTGCGAAAACGCGTCGTCAACACCGTTGGACACTACCATCGTGTTGGCGTGTTTCGCGATTGCTTTCTGTATCGTTTTGGTTCCGGCCTGTATCTGCTTGACAATCGTTGTGCCCGTTGCCTGGTCCCACTTCGCACCGGACGGAGCCGCAGCAGTGCCGAAATTGGCGTCGGTCTGCGCAAACCCGCCGCTTCCACCGACCGCGATTTCCTTGTCGATTTTCAACGCCTCGGTGATATTTTCCGTGGTGTCCGCGTCCATGTCCAGCGGCTCATCGGCGTTATCCCTGATCTCATCAGGGATGTCCTGCTCAAGCGCATGTTCAATGGTAAAATAGTTCCCCGTCGCGGAAACCTTGTGCTCTATCTTATGCGCCCTGGTTCCTATCGCCCTGTCAGTCTTGTAGGTTGACAGGTTTTGTTTTCCGTACACAAAAAACAAATTGCTGTCCTTGCCCGTCGGAATTATCGGGGCTACCTTGTCGGCAATGTAATTGTCATTTGTGTATTTTATCGACACGTTAGTTAAGGCTACGTCAACGTGTACGTCTCTTGCTGTTGGATTCATTTTCTTTTACCTCCTGTTTTTTTTTATGGCTTATGCCTTGTAATACGGTCTTACCAGCATGTCTACTACATCGCCTACAACGCCAGCGGTTAAGACAATACCGTAAACATTATGGTTCGCCGCTGCGGGTATGGCCCGCCCGTTCGCGTCTGATACTACTGCCGGGGTCGCAAGCGTTACCGTGTCGCCAAGTCTTACCTTGACGATTTCTCCAACCGCTATCTGGCACACTCCGCCAGATAAGGGCCTCTCCATCTGTACGCCGGTTACTATGGCGTCCAGTGTGGCGGGTATCACGTTGCCCGAGCCGTCTTCCATTTGTAAAAGATACTGGCCCGTGCTGTCCTCGCCGTAAAGCGCGGTCGCCCCGGACTGGTCTACTCCCGACAGTCTCGATATTACTCTTGTGTTAATCTGCTGTGACATTAGTTTTTACCTCCGTTCGCTTTGATTTGTGCTGCTGCTTTCTTTAACGCTGCCTTATAAGGCAGATTTTCAGCTTTTGAAATGTCCTCGGCCAATAAGGCGAGATCGACATTTTCAAGGGTTTTTCCTTCTGCTACTTCAGAAAATTCTTTTACCATTAAAGCCTTCCTTTTTTCATCAACCATTTTCTTTTCCTCCTGTAATTTTTCATTCTGATTTTTTGAGAGTTCCTCAAAAATCACTATCTTATCGGCGCTTACGTCCCTGAGTAATTTCAAAAACAAGTCCGGGATTGAAATTTCCTCTTTTTTCTCGCCGAATTTTATTACAGCGCTTTCCGTTTCCGTGAAATAAGATACCAGCGCGTCAATGGCCGGTTTGTGTTTCGGCAATATCACCTTGTTACTTTCGGCCAGCACCCGCGTCACGGCTTCCTTATACTTTTCGACCACGTGTTTCTTGACCTGTTCTTTAAGCGCCTTGATTTCGGCGGTCTCAGCGGCCTTTGCGGCATCAGCCGCGGGAGGAGCGGCTTTCGCGCCCTTTTGCTTTTTCCAAATATGCCCGCAAACTTTTGCGGCGTTGTCCCCGCCAACCTTCGCCTGGCAGGACTTCATCCATGCGTCATCAGGCTGCCCGTCAGGCTGCCCGTCGGCCATTTCGTCTTTTTTCGGATCTGCGTCCTTAGCGTGCGCGTCCTTGGCCGCGGCTACATCCTCAGGCTTCCAGTTTTCCGGGTTGTCATCCATTTTCCCCGGCGTGTTTGCCGGAGGCGGCGGTACCTGAGTTTTCATTTTCTCAATCAGCGCGGACATCTGATCCTCGTCCGGCATCTGATCTTCTATCGGTTTCTTATCGTCAACCGTTATCCCTGCCGCTTTCATAAGCGCGGTCATAAGGGCTTTCGGGTCCATTTTCTTTTTTGCGCTGTTTGTTTGCACGTCGGCGGGCTTGCATTTCCCCGTCACGTCATCAAACGTATATCCTTCCGGGCAGACTTTCTGCGCCTCGGGTTTGCCAGCGTCGTCAGCGTTCGCGCTCATGCACCGGCCCGCGCCGTCATCCCACTTGTAACCCTGTGGGCATGTCTTCGCGTCCCCGGCTCCGTCAGCGGCCTCGTCATACTTCTTTGCCTGGACTTCGCCGACTATCCTTGCCACATCTTCAAAACTCACTTCGGTGATTTTTTTCTCTTCCATGAATTTCTTTACCGCGTCAGTGCAGCACGGATATACTGCCTTTACCCTTTCAAGTGTCCACTTCATTTTTTTTGCCTCCTTAAAATCGTCCTCGCTAAAGGACGTATATGCAAGTTCTAATTTCTGCTTTTTCTCACTGTGATACAGGGCCAGTATGTCACCAAGCCCCTTTACCTCGGGGATGTCCATGCCCAAGAATGCAACCGCCCGGAGTACCTTGCCCATATCCTCTTTTGTCTCGGGGTTCTGAAAATTCTTGTATATTTCAGCCGACCGGCCCTTATACGCGCCCTTTTCTATCAGCTCGTAAACCACTTTCGGAATATCGTACATGTCCACAAAGAGGTAATTGCCCTCGCGGTAAACGTTACTTATATACCCAGCAGCAGGCCAGCCGTCCTGTTGCAAAAGCCCCTGCCCCTCGTTATGCCCCAGTTTTCCCGCAGGATCGTTTTTTGCTTTCGGGAATAATGCGGGGTCATACGATAGCACGGGTTCAAACGCTTTCATTTTTATCAGCATGCTTGTGTTCTTGACTATCTCGTCCAGATCTTCAATGCTGTACCCTTCGCCCTTATGCACTCCTGCTTTAAAAATCGGAATTGAGGATATTGAAAACGTGTCCCTGTTCTTTTTGTCATCGTCGCCAGTGGGATTATTCACGTGAACATCGCCAGCGCCGGGGCTTAAGAACTGGTCTACCTCGGCAAGGTTAATCCAAAATCCCTGTGATAAATACCGGCGGGAACGGGCCTCATCCCACCCTTTCTTTTTCATCACGTTTTTAACTGCCTGCTCAAATCCGTTTTTCATATCGGCTCCCTATTTACAAATTACTTTTGCCGTGCCGGTTAAGTACCCGTAATCAAACTTCAGGCTCGGCATGTAAGCGCCGTTAAGGTCAACCACAAGCGGCGCAGATAACGCTTCGACCGTCTGATACAACACAGAGCCGTTGTATATACCTATCGTACCCGGCACACCCGCAAGGCTGCCAAAAATCACCTGGTCAATACTGCGGCTCTTGTCGATTACAATCGGTGTGGGTATCGATACAACGCCCGTCCCAGGTGTAGCCTGATATAATACGTTCTGCGTGCCCGTGGATGTCTTAATCATTGACGTGCCCGTGTTCGGCCCGTAATTAATTTTTAATGCTGCAAACGTCCTGCCATACTCGCGGATTTCCTGCGGGATCGCAGTTATGGTTACATTTTCCAGCGCGGTAGTGCCGTCCAGTATTATCACAGCGCACGGCGTCTTTCCTATCGCGTCAATTATAATCCTGTCCACGTTCAATTTTTTAAACAATCCCACCGGCGTCGGTATTGAAACAATCCCCGTGCCCGGTGTGGACTGGAATACGGGAGCCATGCCGTTTGCGGTTGTAAATATCGACGCTGTGCCGGTGTTCGTTCCGTAATCGATCGTGAGCCCGTTTGCCTGCATGCCGTAACACTGTACCGGCGTGCCGACCGCGTAAATGTTCATTGACCGCAAAAGCGTTGTGCCGTTATAAATATTTATCGCGCAGCTCGTTACCGCCAATGAATTAAAAACTATCCTGTCAATATATTTTACTCCCTGAGTCGGAACTACAAGAACCTTGCCGCTCTGTGGCGTGGGCTGGAAAAACGAATTGTTGCCGAAAGCTATTGTCGGAGTGGGCGTTAAGGTTGATGTGAGCGTAGCGGTCGCAACAGGAGTGTTTGTTTTTGTAAGCGTTATTGTCGCCGTAGGCGCATACATCGCCAAAATCGTAGTGCTTAATGCGTCACCGCCCTGCGTGCCAAAAACTTCGGCAGTATTAGTTATATTTTGTTTTTGATAAACAAGCACATTACCCCAAAAAGTAAGATTCTGCGAACTGTTTGTCATTGATAAGGCTGCGTCGCCACCATTCCATGACAAAATGCCGTTCGTCAGCGACGCGCTCGGATTGCTTCCGATTAAAGAAAATCCAGTCGGCAACGTGTCTGTTACCTGGACGCCGTAGCAGTCGCCCGTACACGTGACCGCAATGTAATAGGTAAAGTTCGTTGCGGGAATAGGCTTCGCTATGCTTACCGATTTAGCGATTGACAACGTACCTGAAGTTGCAAAAGCAGTAGAACACAAAATCAAAATCAATCCTATCAACCCTAAAAACTTTTTCATTCTTAATACCTCCGTTTTTAAAATGAAAAAAGCCGGTAGACGTCTTGTTTCCCGCCGGTAGCTATTGCCACCATTGAGACCTTAAGAGGTCTATCGGCCTTTTTCTTAATTCAAGTTATACCAAACTAACTTTGTTTTGTCAAGTGATTATTTACAGTGTGCCTTAAGAATGGCAAGCCGCCCCTGAATGTCGTGGACGCTACATGCTACTTCCTTTTCAAATAATTCTTGTCTATGCCATAAAAATTTATTTTTAATTTTTATTGGCGTACGCAATAATTCCATATACATATTCCAAAAATCAACAAGTTTTTCCTCAGCCGCTATTATTTCCTTTTTATTCATAGCTTCACCACGCCCAAACCCAGGCGGGTACGTTGCTCTCCACCCAAGGCTCATCCTGCGTTATCGGCACTCTTATACACCGGCATTGCCACGGGTCAGGCTGCGGCGGCGGGCCTATTGTAGCCCATACAGGATTAGTCACCGAGAATATAAGCCCGTCTAATTTGGCGTGGCGATCTCTCGTCCTATCGTCCATAACGGCACTATATTGATACGCCGTTACGTACCCGTCAAGTTCGGGGTTCTGGAAAAAGTTATTCCGGCCCTCATTCAACGCCGTGCTTAAATTTGTCCTCACTACGTTTTCGAGCCTGTAAGATTTCAGCGCGTCATCCGCAACTTCACCTGTATTATAATATTCCTTAAGTTCATCCTGTAAATCGTTCACGGTATCACTGATTGACGTGCCGTTCTTAATCGAGTCCATTAAAACCTGTTTGACCTTTTTCAGAATATTATCCCGCTCAACCCCGGCCATGTTAAAACTCTGCGCCTCGAAAAACTGCAAGGCTTCAGGGTAATCGATTTTTCGCAGGTCATAATTATCCTGAAATTTCACCATCTCACTATACTTGTGATGAAACTTTTTCTTTTTCTTAAGTATTTCCTCACGAGCGGTTTTAATGCCATCCTCAAACGCGTCCACAAGCAAACTGTGGAATACCTGTTTTAAATCACCCGTAGTCGAGAACGTCAGCGATTTTATCGCCTCAAAGTTCTTATTCTCAATTATTTTTCCTTTTTGCACCTGTACGATTATATTCTTAATACCGTCCTGTACCAGCTTCCCCGCCTGTATCATATACTTATCATGCAAACTTTCATGCGTACCTTTCAATTCGATATAATCAACACAGCCCTCTTCATACTTTGTCAGCTTGCGGCGGGTTGTGCCTGTAAAAATCTTTTCCGCATACTGTGATATGTCTTCGGGCTCCGTGGCTTGCACCGCTTGCGCTGTCGGCGCGGGTATCGGCTGGCCAGGTGTCGCCGGTTTGCCTTCATCAACTTTGTCCTGCTTGACTGCCTGACTCGGCGTTTCCTCGGTCTTCCTCGGCGGGAAGTTCAAAAACTCCCTTATCTTTTCCTCATCCTCTGGAATCGGCTTTATTACCTGCTTGTCCACGCCCTCATAATACGTCGCGATTAATTTGTCCGTGTCCTCTTTTATCAACGGTTTAAATTTAAAATCAGGGTAATCATCCACGTCCTCGTAATTATAATCAACAAGCCGCTGGATAAGCTGCGCGTTGACCGCTTTCTCAGATATGTCAATACCAAGCTGCTCAACAATATAGTGTAATTGATCCTGATGTACATTGCCAAGTGCTTGCGTACCCTTTCCCCCCGCGCTCGACGAGTCCGATGTCAGCGTTTCGCCCATTATCTTTTTTCTTATTTGAGAATTAATCCACGTCAACGCGGACTGATGTATGTCAGCGGTGACTTTGGACGGGTCTGTTATCGTAGCCTCAACGCCCGGCGGCACTATAAGCCCAGTCTCATACCGCATTTGTTTTATCACATTCAATAAATAAGTCTTAGTCCCGTCGTCAACCACGCCTTTAGTTTTAAATGTCATTGTCGGATGCCCGAACTTTTCTATAAAAATCCCATAGGCCCGAAGCACAACCTGTTTTATAAAATATAAGTCATACAGCGTTCTTATTTTCGATGTGCCCCAAATGTTTTCATACCGTTTCCGGAATGAATAAATAATAAATTTATCAGCAGGATATTTTTGCCCGTAATTAAGCGAACTGATATTAACAATGCCATAATCCTGCACGTTGTCAAAATCATCAGTCCAGATATTAAAATAACGCGGGTTCTTGGACTTAATCGATCGCAACCCTATCTTACCGGCCCAACGGCCTTTTTTAATCTCATACCATACCATTTCATTGATTGACACGCCGAGCGGGACGGCCTGCGCTATTTCGCGGAGGTCATCGTCAAAACTGCCCTCGATATTGTCAAGGTTAAACTCCACAAAGTCACGGATTTCTTTGTCTCTGTCGCTGTCGCTTGCGGCCTCGACCTCATGCCCGGATGACAGCCGGACCGTGATCAAATCGTCAACACTGCCCTCTATCTCATCATCTAACATCATTTTATTCAATATTTCAATTTTCTTTTTCTGTAAAAGCTCGTCAGGCATATAAGGTGTGAGATCCATGCGTTTGTATATTGCGCTGGTATCTACTCCGACCTCAATATCTAAAAACGGTTTCTTACCGCGCACGTCGATAGGCTTCCTGCGCTGATATAGCTGGTTAAACTCACTGTAATTACTGCGTATCTCTTTTACGGCCTGATGTACCGATTTCTTTTTGCTGCGCATTTATTTAACCCCCACTGTAAAATCAGGCAGCCCGAATGCGGCTCCCTGTTTGATTTCCTCTATCACGTTGTCAATACCGCCCGTGTCCGCGTCCAATTCAAACCCCGACACGCCCTTTATGTTTTCTTTTAAATGTTCGACGGCCTCATCAACCGTATTGCCCAGCCCGATAACACTGCATACACTTTCCGACGCGGGGCCAGGTACAATAAAGTATTTATCGCCCTGCATCATCAATGCCCGGAACTTAATGTACTGCCTGACCGCAGGGTCTACCGTGACCTCGAGCCAATGCTCACCTGCCCAATCTGACGCAAGCGCCGTACCGCAACCGTACTTATACGCCGGTATCAAATCAATAAGTTCCCCATTCCCGGCGGCCCAGATGAACTCCGGTAAATTTTTCCATATTTCCGTATGCAGCGCCAGGCCGACGGGCTGGGGTACTCTGACTGTCGGGTCAATAAGATAACCAGTTTTATTTTTATCTACCATAACTTCGCTCGACCAAAACGACCGCGTTTTCATCCCCGCGAAAAAGGATGACAGTTTATCATTCACAAGTTTTATGCTTTCAGGCACGTCCTCATTCTTGACCGTCTGGCCAATATAGCCGCTTCCTTTTTTCTCGTAGCCCCACATGCCGGAGCTTGAATACTTGCCGTCTACCACAAGCCCGTCATACCCAGGTTCAATACCTTCAATTTTTTTCTCAAGCATGAACTCAACGTCATCCTGACGAGGCCCAAGACTGACCGACAGCGCGTCAAGGTATATCTTGCTTGACTGGTAATCCTTCGCGTAAAAAGTTTCAATGTCGCCACGAAACGCGTTAAGCTTGACAAAATAATCGCCGCCCTTTTTGATTTCGTCACCCAGCGCTTTAAGCCCGACAACAACCTTGCTTTCCTGTGTCGGCAGCCCTGCGTTCTTTTGCACCTCGCGGCCGTACTTACGATTAGTTTCAAGGAACTCGGCCATACCAGCCCCGAACACGCGCTTGCCTTTGCCGCGCAGGTACTCAATCACGTCCTGCCCATACGTATCAAAAAAACATATCAAGTCAACCTCGTCAACGTATTCCCAGAAGTAATCCACTTTAAACACGCCGAACTTTTCAAGTCCGCGGCCTATCTGCGCCTTATTGCTTGACGGGAACGCGTCAGCCCAGTTGGTGAAATAGTACACGCGCCCGAACTTCTCGGCCAGCTTCAATGCAATTTCAACGGTGAGTCCCCAGTCCATGACAAGCACTGTCTTATCTTTTAAATTATCCATACTTAACGCTCCTCATACGCTTAATTTTATATCCCCTGTACAATGTCAACTTATCCGTGCTTTCAAGTCCCAATTCTTTCTTAAATAGCAAGTAAACGATTTCAGGCAGAGCCAGCTTATAGCCCATTACAGCCGTGTGTCCGTTCTCGGCTTCTACGGCGTCAATCTTTTGATTGATACGCCGTTCAACCTCTTTCCCGCTATGCATGTTTATAAGCATTTTTTTATATCCTTTCTCAGCGGCCCTGACATCGTGCTTACCCCGTCTATTATCGTGTACCACTTCCGCGATTTGTTTATTATAACCAGTTTGCCGGGCAGAAAAGTATAATAGTTTTTCATAAGCCGTTTCAATACGATATTCTTGTCATTGCGATTAATCCCGAACCTATCTGATATTTCCTTCCATTCGTGCATTGCTATGCGTATCATTTCCCGTACCTCCGCATAGTGAAACTATTCAGTGCGTCAGCGTCTATGCCAGCTCCTACAAAATCTTCATCATCGGCCCTGGGCGCAGAAGCCGTTATCATTTCATGCGTCACCTTGAAATAATTGTTTTCCGCAAAAGTCTCAGCAGCTGCGTCAGCCTCGTCCGGCGAGTCGCACCCGGTTATTATCATCTCGGCCTTAGGCTGTATTTGTATATCCCCGTGCGCGTTGAGCCTGTACTTAATCCCCTTAAGCTGCGTTACAAGGTTTTCATTGTAATCGATTTTATTATCCCGCTTAAGCCACTCCCGGAACTTATAATAACACTCGGCACGCTGGTTAGAAAACTTTGGCAGGTTGTTAGCCTCTGCGTCGCTTATGCTCTCTTCGCTTGCCGACCCGCCCCAGACTATGTTATTAATCGCATAATGATTGCTTATCATGCTGGACGATAACCCGGAGCCCACGCCGGTCCCGTCAATAAAAACAAACGGGGCCAGTATGCCCTCGCGCATGTACTGGATAATAATTCCCTGCACGGTATCAATCCACTTCGGCCCGCCGGTCTTAATAGCCTTGTCAATTTTAAGCTGCCTGTCATCGCGCAGGGCGAACACGGTATTATTCCCGCCGGTTGCCACATCAACCCCGAGCCTGACACCCTCGGACTTTGTGTCAATATCGACCGGGCCACACGCCCCGTCTACCAGCTCGTCCGGAAATAGCTGCATATAACCCTGCTCGTCAATCGCGTCGGACGTGGGAAATTTACATTCGTAAAACACGTCAAAGAACGGCAGCTTTTTCATTTGATCAATGAACCCCTGCGAAAACCTGCCCTCAGCAAGCGCCTCGTGGTAATCAATCCAAATCTTATGCGTA